GTTTATCTATGTATGATTTATTGGCTGATGTGCAAAACATGAGCACAGCTATTACAAGACAAACTTTAGATAATATGTATTTGCAAAACAACGCAAGAACTATGGTTGTTGATGGACAAGCAAATCTGGATGACATTCTTACTAACAGAGTAGGTGGCATTGTACGAGTTAAAAGTCCTAATGCAGTAACACCAATACAAGCACCAAACTTCTTAAACGAAGGTTTGGCAATGATGCAAAAGATAGATCAATTAAAAGAAAAAAGATCTGGTGTACCAAATCAATTAATGGGATTAAATCCAGACACAATAAACAAATCGCATACAACTGCACAGTCAGTAAATCAAATGATGAACAGTTCAACGCAACGCATTGAGCTCATTGCAAGAAGTTTTGCTGATGGAGTAAAAGATATATTTAAAAATATTCTTGCTGTTATTTGTGAATACCAGGATCAAGAAAGAATAGTTAAATTACGAGGTCAGTTTGTGCCAATGAATCCGAGAGAATGGACAGATCATTATGATTGTACTGTTCAAGTAGGACTAGGTACAGGAAACCAAGATCAACGATTACAAGTTTTACAACAAGTTTTAAATGTGCAAGAAAAAATGATTGGTATGGGTGGTATGGGTATGGTTACTCCACAAACAATTTACAATACAATAGAAGCATACTTGCAAAATAGTGGATATAAAGATGCAACGCAATTTTTTAATAATCCATCACAACAACAACCACCACAACCACAAGAACAAAAACCCGATCCTGCTCTGCAACTTGCATCACAAGATATAGAACTTCGTAAACAAAAGGCAATGGCAGACATGGATTTTAAAAATAGAAAATTAGAAGCTGATAATCAAATGAAAATGCAAAAACTTAATTTAGATGAACAAAAACTCGCAACACAAGTTGTTAGAGAGCAAAATGTAACAGAGCTAGAAAAAGAAAAATTGGCTTCTAAAATTCTACAACAAGGATTAAATTAATGGCATTCACTCCATTTATGCAAGGATCACAAGCACAAGGTATTATTAACGATTATTTAGATGGCAAATTAAATACTACACCTAATGTTAATAGTGCAGGCAACTTTCGTAATCCTTTATATGATATTAGAACTGAACAAGAAAATGCAGGTGTATTAGATCCATCAGCACAGTTTCCAAATCCACAATTAGATTTTAGTGCACCAACAGATGCACCAGTTGATCCTTGTCCTCCTGGTTTTATGTTAGTTGATGGTGTGTGTCAGCCAATAGAACAATTTGGTCAATCAGCTTATCAAGAAAATAACGATAGAGATGATCCAGAAGAACGACCATATATGTCTATTGAAGATATGAAAAATGCAAGTGATGAGGATTTACTTGATTATATGACAAGTGGTTTTTTAAAAAATAGTCCTCTTGGTTATCTTCCAAGTAAAGGCACAGAAGTTACAATGAGTAATATGTTTATGCCTTCTCAGTTTCAATTACTGTTTGGTAAACAAAATGAAATGCGTAAAAATTTTATTAAAGATGAATTAACAAGAAGAGGTTATTTTACAGGTAACTTTGATAAAAATAATAAAGCAATTTTTGATATTGGTAATAAAAATGTAAACACAAATGTTGGTGGTATAGAAAGTATGTTACCTGCAAACAATATGAATGAGCCTGTAACTGATGCGTTTGGAGATACATACCAACAAAATTTTAATGATGGTCAAGGCAACACAGGATATTCATTTATATCTGGAACACCATTACCTGCTGTTTCGCAACAAACTCAAGGTGGAGTAGATTATGGCACAGGCAGAGGTGGTACATCAAGTAATCAAATGACTGGTGGTGGAAATGTTATTATTGGTGGCAATCCATTTGGATCAGAAGATGTTGATAAATTTGATGAGTTTGGCATTTAATGAATTTAGAAAAAGAACAACAAAGAGGACATCAAGCAAAACGAATATTAGAAGATGAAATATTTGTGGAAGCAGTACAAAAAGTTTCGGCAGAGCTACGACAAGAATGGTTAAGCTCTCCGATAAGAGACACAGAGGGAAGAGAAAAAATTTACATGATGGAAAAAATGTTAAATGTCCTTCTAGTGCAAATCCAATCTGTTATGGAAACAGGCAAACTGGCATCTAAACAGATCAATAAATAAGGAGAAATAAATGGCAGATACACCTTCACAGGAGTCTGTTGTTTCAGAAACAGAGTCTAATGACTCTACCATCTTAAATGATGAAACAGCAACAGCACAGGCATTCGCCAACCTTTTAAATAATGACGAGACTGCAAAAGGAAGCGAAGAGTCTGAAACACCTAAATTGGAAGAAGAGAAAGCTACTCTTGAAAAAGATAATAGCGATCCCTTATTAGAAGATTTAGATGGACAAGAAATAGTAGATGAAAATGACGCATCTTCTGAAAACGAGGAAACACTTTATGAGGTCAAAGTTAATGGCGAAGATTATAAAGTTAATTTACAAGAGTTAAAGAAGGGCTATCAGTTAGAAAAAAACTATACCAAAAAGAATATGGAGTTAAGTGATAAACGCAAAGATGTAGACTCCTTGCAAGAAAACTTAACGAAAGAACTCGAAGCAGTCAAAAATTCTCGAAATAAATATGCTGAACAACTTGAGGTCTTATCTCAAAATTTACAGCGAGAAGAAAAAGTGGATTGGGAAGCTCTTTATCAAGACAATCCTGCTGAGTATGTACGCAAAAAAGCAGAGTCCGATAAACAAAAAGAAATGCTACAACTTGCACAGCAAGAAAAACAACGCATTCAAAATGAGCAAAGAGATGAGCAGAATAAAATTTATCAAAATTATATTCAAAATGAACGCAAAATCTTAGCAGAAAAACTTCCAGTCTATGCAGACAAAGAAAAAGGTGCAGAGCTAACTCGTAATCTTAAAAACTTTGCTTTGGAAAGTGGTTATACGGAACAAGAAATTGATATGATGGTCGATCATAGAGCAGTTTTGCTTTTGGTAGATGCATACAGGTATAAACAATTAAAAAATACAAAGTTACAAGATAAAAAAGTTAGACGAGCTCCAAGAGTCGTTTCTTCTAATGCGTCAAATGTCAGAGAAGAGTCTGATAGGCAACAGGATATGAGTAAGAGAATGAATAAACTGAAACAATCTGGAGGATTACAAGATGCACAAGATGTGTTTCTTGAAATGCTTCAATAACGATAAAGGATAAACTATGGCAATTCCAACTAATGTCACAGAGACTTTTGATCGTGTTGGTATAAAACCGAGTTTCGCTGATGTCATATACAATATTTCGCCAGTTGAGACTCCATTTATTAGCAATGCAGGAAAGTCGAATGCGACACAAACCCTACATGAATGGCAGACAGATGCACTCGAGCCAGCAGGTGCGAATGCACAAGTCGAAGGTCACACTTACGGATTGGACACAAGAGCTCCAACTGTAAAACTTCAAAACTACACGCAAATTACAGCTAAAGCTGTTGGTGTAACAGGAACAGATCAAGCTGTAAGCAATTATGGTAGAGGTCAAGAACTGGCATACCAAATGGCTAAAGTAGGTAAAGAACTTAAAAGAGATATTGAGTTTGCAAACATTAACACTTCAAATGCAAAAGCTAGTGGATCATCTGGTACTGCAAGAGAGAGTGGAAGTATCGACACTTATTATGGTGGAAACATTCCAGGTACAGGTACAACAGCATTAAACTATTATAAAAATGGTGGAACTGTGCCAACTGGAAATGGAAGTACAGCAGAAGCAGGTGGAACAGATGTTGCATTTACTGAAGATCTTTTAAAAGATGCTTTAAAAAAATGTTATGAACTAGGTGGCGAGCCAAGTGTTGTTCTAATGAACTCAACACACAAGCAAACTGCTTCTTCATTCAATGGCATTGCAACTAACACTAACAACATTTCTGATAAAAGAGTTGTAGGTGCTGTTGATATTTATGTATCTGATTTCTCAACTGTGAGCTTCGTACCAGATAGATACCAAAACGCAAACAGAGTAGATGTATTGGATATGTCTAAATGGGCGATTGCTTATTTAAGACCTTTCCAAACTAAAGATCTTAGTGATACTTCAGACGCATCTCAAAAATTAATGCTTTGCGAATGGACTATGGAAGCTAGAAACCCTAACGCATCTTATGGTATTTTTAACTTAGCATAAGGTTAGGTAAAACTAATTATTAGGGAGAGGTTGTCTCTCCCTTTTTTATTGAAGAGCAGTATGCTCGGAACGATAAAGGAAAACAATGAGAACTTTAAACGATTATTTTATAGTAGGTAAAATTCATAATATTAGTTCAGCAGGTAGTAGTTTTGTAGTTGCTCCAGATGGAGGCAAAATTATTAAAATATATTCAACAATCAAAAACGCAATCACTACAGCAGATGCAGGATTGTCTTTTGAAATTGGTGGAGTAGCAGTAACTAATGGTGGCATTACTATTACACAATCTGGAAGTGCGTCTGGAGATGTTGACTCTTCAACTCCTTCTGGAGCTAATGATATAGCAGAAGGTCAAGCAATCGAAATGATTACAGATGGAGCATCTGCAACATCTTGCGAATGCGAAATTACTTTTGTTATAAGAAGATAGGATAAACAATGTCAAATTTCGGAATATATTATGGCAGACAAGGAACAGTACACAAATTAACAAGTGCAAGTTCATCTAGTGCTACTTCAAATCCTTTTGGAGCAACAACTTCTGTTGTAATGTTAGTAGCAAGAACGCATGGTTGTCATTTTCAATTAGGAGCTTCTCCAACTGCAACTACTTCCTCTTCTTACTTACCGAAAGATGAAGTTATTTATGTTAAAGTAAGTGGTGGATCAGATAAAATTGCAGTTATAAGAGAACACAATGCTGATGGCGAAGTGTACGCAACAGAGTTAATCTAATGACAAAAAAATTATGGCTTGATGAAAAGGATAGTAAAAGCATTGTAAAAAGCAGAATGCATTTTGACGAAAGTGAAGATAAAATTCATTTAGAAGATGTCCAAGATGTCGAGCCATTAATTAACGCAAATAAAAAAGAAGCAAATCTTGGAGCAGATGCTTACAAGATGAAGGGCGAGTTGGGAAAACATGCAGGTATGACAAAAGTTGCATCTATTCCTCTCATAGTAGTTCAACAACTTGCAAAAAAAGGAATTATGTCTCATGGTGGTCAAATACTAGACCATGACAGAATGAAAAAATGGTTAAACGATCCAGACAACAGATTTTTTAGAATTTATCAAGGAAACCTATAATGGCACTAGACACTTACGCAAATCTAAAAACAGAAATTGAAAATTATTTAAACAGAGATGATTTAACTTCTCATTTAGATACATTTATAGATTTAGCAGAGTCACGCATGGCAAGAGATTTACGATTAAGAGAAATGGAAGAAATTAATACTTCTATTACAACTGTTGTTGGTACACAGGCTTACGATCTACCAACTGGTTATCTTGAAATGCGATATGTTGCTTTGCAAACAAGTCCATATCGTTTTTTACGATATGTAACTCCACCAGATTTTATGCGATTATATAATTTAGGAGTTGGTAATGGAGCTACTACGCATTACACAATTATTAAAAACAAAATACATCTTGGTAAAGCTCCAGATACAACAGATGTTTTAGAATTAGGATTTTTTAAAAGACCAACTAAATTGTCTGCATCAAATACAACAAATGATATTTTAACAAGTTTTCCAGATTTATATTTATATTCGTGTCTAGCTGAAAGTGAGCCATTTATTATGAATGATGAAAGATTACAAGTTTGGGCATCATTATATTTAGCAGGAGTTAAATCAGCAAATGAGTCAGCACAGAGAGGTCGAACTTCATCTGCACCATTACAGATGTCATCATATATGGTGGTGTAATGGCTGATATACAATTTGGACAATTACAAGCAGATCTTCCTGCTTATCAAAATACAGGATCTATAAAGGTTAATAATGTAATTCCTTTAGCACAAGGTTATAAATCTTTTCCAAGATTTGTTTCTTTAAGTGGTACAGGATTAGGAACTACACCTGTTGGTTTATTTACTTCTTTTTCTGCAAGTGGATCAACTAACTATGCAGGAGATACAACTAAACTATACCAAATGGATAGTTCACTTGTGTTTCAAGATAAATCTAAAGCAGGTGGGTACAATAATAGTACAACAGAAGGATCAAGAGACTTTTGGGCATTTACACAATTTGGAGCAAACATTATTGCAACGAATGGTGCTGATAATATACAAAAGTTTGAAGAAGGTGTTGATAGTTTATTTTCAGATCTTGTTACACTAAAAGCAAAATACTTAGCAGTTATTAGAGACTTTGTTGTAAGTGGTTATACAACAGAGTCATCAACAGTTTACAACCAACGAGTTAAATGGTCTGGACTTAATGATAGTTCTACCTGGACTCCAAGTCAAACAACACAATCTGGTTTTCAAGATATTGTTGGAACACATGGATCAGTTCAAGCTATTGTTGGTGGAGAGTCTTTTGGCATAGTCTTTATGGAAAGAGCAATCTTCCGAATGGATTATGTCGGTACACCATTAATCTTTCAGTTTGATAAGATTGCAGATAACATAGGTGCTTTTGCTCCTAAGAGTGTTGTTTCTTTTGGTAGTGATATATTTTTCTTAGCTCAAGATGGTTTTTATAAATTATCTGGTGGTCAAAAATTAACACCAATTGGGATAGGAAGAGTCC